TATTAACGCCTCTGAATCGGTACAATGTGCCAGCCAGCTTTTTTGATTGCCGTTGATCATATCCCGCAAAAAAGCCTCAAGTTCAGGTTTGTCCAGACCCGCTTTTTTCATCCTCCGGAGCGCCTCGTTAATTGCCGTTTTTGTCAGCTTTTTAGAGGTCAGTAATTGGTTGAACATATTTCCCGTCTTACCGTCGCCAATATACGACCAACGCCCCCACATACGCAGTTTCCCCTGGATCCAGACACTTTCCAGCGTTTTCAGGCGTAAATGCTCACCGCTTTTGCCTGTAATTTCCGGGTATATCATATTTATGCTCACTCACTTTCAATTTTGTAAATCTTCACGCCCAGCCGCCCACCAGAAACGAGCTGGCCGCGCACAATATTGATTTCATCAAACTGCTCGTCGTCTATGAGAAGTCCGGCATGCGTCAGCGCATCCAGTGGTGCTTTCAGGATATTGTCCAGGTCACGACGGCGCTTATCCGGTGGCTCTGCAATAATCTTTATCGCCAGCCTTCCGGACAGGTTTAATTTCAGCCGCTGCTGGCGAACAATAAGTGCCACATCCCGGCGATAACGCTCACCGGCTTTTGATACAAAATATGTGCTGCCACGACGTCGCCAGTAGGTGTTCACCGTCGGCGGGTAAGGCAAAACAAACTCTATACGCATCAGTAACCTCTTTTACCCGAGCACGCCGGTTGCAAAGGCGTGATCAAGAAAACGAAAAATTAAATCAACCTGGGAACCATGCTTTTCTTCGAACGCCAGCGGATCCGCATGAAGCTCGTTGTGATGCTCCCGACACAGCGGTAGCGTGAAAATATCGTGGGATTTTGTTCCCATTCCGCCCTGACCATGACCAATCAGATGATGAGGATCGTCCGCTGGCTTACCACAACACGCACACGGCTGTGTCTTTACCCAGCGTGTGTATTTCTCATTTACCCAGCGGCGACGTTTAGGTCGTTTCATGAAGGATTCCGGAGACTCCGGATCAACGGCAATGCTGACCACCGTCTTTTCCTGTGGTGGGTTCTGTTGCTGGTGGGTGTGAGGCGGTAGCGCAATATTTTTTGTGCGCTGCTTCAGTATGCTGGTGGCGGTCTGTTCTCCCGGTATGATGTCGCTTTCACGGTATACGGAGCGGATTTTTTCCGCCGGTAATCCCAGAGAGCGACGCGATACTGCCTCAGGTAATGCGTCCACCACCTGATTGCAGACTGCCCACCAGGATAATTCAGCCAGCGATAATTCCCGCTCCTGCGTGCCATTCATTACATGGCGTATGACGTCAATCATCCAGGCTGTCAGATTTTGTTGAGTAAGTTGCTCAAGTGATTCGGAGGTCTGGTCGCGCAGCTGGTTGTCGCAGTGCCAGCACAACACCATTGCGCCAGCACCGTAACTGTGAATAACGGTTTCGCTGTGATGATAATCGCCGTGTGGCCACTGGCAGGATTTCACGTGACGTAATAACCAGTCAGACAGTGCACCAGCGCCGCCAGCTGCACGAATCACCCGCTCATCGCTGAAAAATGGCAGCAGTGATTTATCTTCCGCCAGCGGCTGGCGAACAGCAGGAACCGCTCCAGATGGCAGCGCCCGCATGTTTTTCGGTTCCGGCTCCACCAGCACCCTGCCGCGATGAAAAACTGGCAATGATTCACGACCGGGCTTAAGGACCACCAGCCCGAGTTCCGGAACCAGAACAGGTCGAAGTAATACCCGCACATTACCTCCAGACGCGCTGACGGTAGCAGGCATGTGTCCGTGGCAGATGTGCACGAACAGGAAGATATACAGAAACGGTCCAGGTCAGACGATCAGCGTTCAGACTCCGCTCCACACGGACACCGCGACGCAGATACGCCTCTTGAAGCATATCTGCCTCATCGATCGTACAGAACAGATAGTGAAACCAGCCATACTGAGGCGCACGAAAACGCCTCCCCTGCTTAATTTCCGGGTCGGCTTCAGAATTGTGGGATTTTATGTGTTGTGTCATCGGATTCTCCGGTGACAGCAGGTGTCAGTTGTTCAGGCTGACTGCGCGAATTGTAAGGCAATACGCCGGAATGTACAAACAGAAAACCCGTCAGTAAGACGGGCTTAACAAGCAGGGGCGGTTACTTTAATAATTTCAGTGCCTTTACATCAACTTCAACACTGCTCAGGTCTTTATCAATTTCACCCTCAATTCTTACTTTGTCTTTCGGAGAAACATTCTGCCCGGCCCATACGCTGTCATCAATATCCGTGACAATTGTCCCGCTATTGTCACGAAACTCATAACGTTCATCACCCACTTTTTTAACGATGCTCCCTTCAAGGATAACCCATGCATCATCCTTCAGTTCTTTTGCCTGCGCTACTGTTGAACGCTCTGCTTCTGGCCCCTGGAAACCACCCTGCTGTGCAAAAGCGCCAAAAGACACACCGGAAATAAGTGCTGCAATCAATACCTTTTTCATTCATAGTCCTCTTTCAGAGATGAACATTCAAACAGCATTTTCAGTATGGTAAAGCGCGGGTGCGTTGAGGATGCCTGACACATCAGAGGTGGCGGGAGATTACTCCCCCGCCTGGTCTCTTACTTCTCAGATTCGTAGTCTACGAAGACAGCGACCTCCGTCTGACCGGTTCGGATTCGCACCTCGCAGAGGTCTTTCCTCGTTACCAGTGCCGTCACTATGACGGTTAAACAGATGACGATCAGGGCGATTAACATCGCCTTTTGCTGCTTCATAGCCTGCTTCTCCTTGCCTTTCGGCACGTAAGAGGCTAACCTACATGTGTTCAGCATGGATTGAGCCTCAGATTAATGTTAAGCGTCTTGCAGGACGCGTAATGTTAACTGGGGCTTTTCTCTATCTGCCGTTGGTGTTCATGCCCGAGGCAGATAGCCTCAAGCACCCGCTGCAATTCTACTTAACTATCCTTTTCCCGCAAACCGTTTTTATCCCCAGCGGCAAATCGAATACTCCACCAGCGCCACCGCCATCGCAATTCCTACCGTTGTGAATGCTTCAGGCCAGGTCATTGATTCACCTCCTGCGGCGGTTCTGGTAGCGACATCCAGTGGGTTGCTTGCCTAAGATCATTACCCGGACTAACTGCTATACCTCCGCGCCGGAACGTGCCTCCGAGATAGCGTGCGGAATATATTAATGGCCCAGCCTCGCTATCGATATTCATCGAAATAAGCACGTTCTGGCTCTTTTCAGGCATTCGCTCAGTACAGCTTATCCAGCCATCCAGAGTTATCGGAGATCTGGTTGACGTTTCCGAGATTTCCCGAAAATTGTTGGTTGACGAATTCTTATTTTCCCGAAAGTTTCCGGCCTGAAGCATGGCGACGCGGCAGGCGTTCCAGCCATCAGCATATGTTTTAGTTACACCGTCGAGATGGCAGGTAAGCAAATCCATTTCATCAGGCACTACCATTGCTATCGGCTCTGCTTCCAGTGATGCCAGCGCGATACGAAACACATTAGCCAGCAGGCTGTCTGAAGACTTGTTATCGTGCGCCGAGTCGCTCAGGAAGCCTGTGATGTATGATTTAATCTCCGCGCGTTCTCTGGTAATAGTGCTCATATCAGTTTTCCTTATACGGATTAATTTTATTGTGCAGTGCGCTGAATGATTCCCATGTCACATCGGTATATAGCTCAATAACTGGTTCAAATGTCCTTCCAATTATCCAGACCAGTAATAGCGGGGATATCGGTATCATCAACACTATAAACAGAATGAAAAACAGAAACTCTGTTGTTCTGCTCTTTCGTGGGTAATTTTTTTCTAAATAATGTTTCATTTCTTACCGCCCTTTCGGGCGGCCTCCTGATGTTCTGAGGGTGCAGGAATCCCTCCGGTTAAGGATTTAATAAAAATCGTTTCTGATTTAAATCTTCAGTATTTAGTTGTTAGTTGGTTTATCGCCTTTATGCTTCAGCCTTATTTCGCAACCAGACACAAACCGGGCCATCTTCCGTATCATGAATGGAACCAATAAACCAGCCATCGCCCTCTGGTCGTTCCGGTTCCCATGCAGAAATATCAGCATCACACGCATCAAGGTCAGCACATCCTTCATCTCTGAAGCAGAGGACGTATTGAAGATTATTTTCCTCCATCCAGGCGTTAAACTCTTCCGTTGAAATATATTCCCGACCATCACAGAATTTTTCATATTCAGGATGTGTCCAGTAGCCATATCCGTCACGAACTACCGGCATTTCTTTAATTTTACTCACTGTTAACCTCCTGCAACGCTACACGATACGCCTTCTTTATCCACGCCTTACTGCCATATAATTTCGTCTTCATAATAAACACACCTGCACGACTCGCCGATATCCCCGGACAGGTTAACAGCACAGCATCCACCACACGGTTATGCTTCCGAAACTCCATTACAGTACTGCTGATAACCACCTGCCCCACCGGGCCGTAATCCTGATACAGGATTTTCACGCAGACACCCTCCTGTCGAAATAAACGTAGTTATTCACTATGCGCAGCGGCATGCCTAATTTTCTGGCAATTTCCCTTCTTTGCATGCCTCTCTGATGCAGTTGCCGCGCCAGCTCAATATCACGCTGAGAATATTTTGCCGACGGGTGAAAATCACCACGTAACATCATGCTGATGCCCAGCTCCCGTGCCTTCGTTCTCACTGCCGCTTCAGTTCGTCCGATAAGTGCGCCAACGCTTTTTACCTTCATCGTTCCCGCACACTGCCGGAGTATCATGATTTCCGCCCGGCACCACGTCTTCCACCCACTCACCGCTGCTGTTCTCTGGTGGCGGTAATATCCCGGAGAATATCCCGGCACTTGTTCAGCTCCCGCAGCGCGGCGCAGACTCGCTCCCACTTCTGAACCTGACCTTTTGCCCGGCGCAGCTCGCGGTTAGCCACATGCAGCGATGGTAAAATCAGACCATCCGGATGCTTTCTGGTGAACGACGGCTGTGACTGCACTGTGACCGCCACACTTTCCGTTTTTATTTCTTCCTGTGTTTCCGCTTCCCCGACTGGTAACGCAACACCTGCTGGCTGAGGAAAGGCTTTACCATCCGTTTCCGCTATGGATGCGGCTTTCGGCTCTGCCGGTAAATCAGCGCCCGGTATGCAGTACCGAAATTTACCGCCCTGATTCACGCGAATCAGACGCCCTTTGCTGATTGCCATGGCCAGTGATGAATTCGCCCGGCGGGAGGTAATCCCGAACATCAGGGCCAGCTCATCCGCCGTTTGTGGGCCATGATGTTCAATCGCCTCAGTCAGCATTTGCGCTGTCACTTTCGGTACCGGTGACACTGGTTCACTTTCACCAGCCTGAATCAGCCACCACATCGAACCCTTGTTATCCGCTTCACCACGGCGCTTCAGTTTCCACAGTTCGTTGACAGCATCTTCGCGGCTGATTCCAAGGCGCGATGCCACTACCTGTGAAGAGGCTTTTTTCAGTGCTTTCAGTGCGTCAAATACAGTTTCCATTAAAACGTCCTCCAACAAAAATTACTTCACAACCCTCTGATTGCTGACATTTGGACGCCAGCTATCCCAGTTAAACGTCACCCACCGACCACCGTTCATGGTCATGCGGTCCATAATCCTCTCACCAAGAAGCGTGCTCATTGCGGCATGATTCAGGTTTGTTAACATCCCGACACTGCACAGTGATGCTGTCCGGCGATCAATTATCTGGTGTAATACCACCTGCTCGTTTTTCGTCTCCCGCTGAACGCCTATTTCATCCAGGACCAGCAAATCAACACTGCAAAGCTCCTGTAAAAATTTTTCCCCGGATTTGCCGTTGTCGTAGCTGTCATGCAACACGCTCATGACATCAGACACGGTGACGATAATCACGCTGCGCCCCTTCGCCATCAGCCGGTTACCCATCGCCGCTGCAAGGTGATTTTTCCCGGTGCCGGTTTTACCGCTGAACACAAAATTCGTGCACCCGGTCATCAGTTCGTCAGCTATGGATTTGGCCTGGCTCAGCGCGTATTTTTGCCCGTCGTTCTGCACCTGATAATTCGCAAACGAGCATTTGCTGTGCAGAGGCTGGATGCCCGAACGATTCAGGATTTTTTCCACCCGCAACTGGTGATTCTGGCGGTTAATCTCCTCGCTGCGTTTTCGTCCTTCAACAAGTTGCCATTCCCGCCACTCCTCCACCGTCCGGTACGGTGGAACCGACGCCTGTGGTGCAAGTCTGCGAATACGTTCAAGAACCCCGGCTGCCGCAATGTTTTTCATGCCACATCACCCCCTGAATCCCGGCGGAATTTCGGTATCCGGTTCAGAAATATGATTCACACAACGCTGGTTGTTCGTGCCGCTTACCGGGAGCAACCAGGGGTTTTCAAAATTCCGGTCCGGCCCAAAAAACGTCGTCGCTCGCTGAACAAATTCCGTTCCCGTTTTCCCGGTAGCCGCCAGGTATCTTGCGTAACGCCTCACACCATCCAGTATGGCCTCTGGTGGCACCCCCTCGCGTAATCTGGCCTTCCAGGCACTGAAAGCGGATTTCTTCGGGTTTGCCCCAGCACGCAACGGGTATTCCCGCCAGACCTGTTCGAACACATCCGGATAATCCACTCGTCCCACAGGCTGCCCGGTGTTTTCCGGGACTACCCGATCGGCTTCCCGCTGAATGGCGGAATCGGCTTCAGGCTGCTGCAGTTGGTGTGATTGCTCCGGCCTTGCGGTCATCACCTGCTGCACAG